TTGGCCGCATTGCAGTAAGAACCAGTGGATTTTTTAATATCAAAACACAAACAGACACAGTGCAAGGTGTTAGTTGGAAATATTGCCAATTGACACATCATATTGATGGCTATAATTACAATTACCAAAAGGAGGTGGCAATTCCTCCACTACCCTAAAGGGATAGTGGTTTCCTTACCGAGTTTTATGAAGAGATAATTATGTTTAATATAAATATAGATATAGTTAAAAAATTAGCAAGAGTAAATAATTATACAACCTGTCTTAATCAATTCAATCAAGAATGTAGTTTGCGTCATATAATAAAAACAATAGTTAAAAATGAAACAAAAATAACAGATAAAATTATATATGATAAAGAAAACCAATTATATACTGCTAAAGGAATATTAATTCCATTTATGATAATGGTTGAAGATAAAAATATAATGGGAATATATGAAAATATAGTAATGCTATTTCATAATGATAATAATGTCTATTATAAAATAGGAGATTTTCATGATGATATTAATAACAAATTAATAATTGAAGATTGGATATTAACTGCTAACAATAAAAACTGGGAGATTATAGGGTTTGATTTTCTTGAAGATTTATATAATGAAATGTGTAAAAAAATTTATAATCAAATATCTTATGCACAATTAATAAGTTCCTGTAATTTTAGAATAAAAATTGGCCAGTAAAATATATAAACATTACTTATAAACTTCAAAAAGAAACATCAAAAATTATAAATTTAAGTTATATTTAAAAGGAGATATTTTTTATGAATTATAAACTTCAAGAATTTTATAAATATAAAACAAAAATTATTAGAGTTATTGATGCAGACACGGTAGATGCTATATTAGATCTTGGATTTGGTGTTAATATATCAAGGCGTTTTAGAATTGCAAATTTCGATGCCCCAGAAACATGGCGACCACAAAATGATAAAGAAGAAGCTCATGGAAGAAATGCTACAACAAGAGCTTTAGAATTATTGTTAGATAAAACTGTAATATTTACAACATCAAAACAACCTGGAATATATGGTAGATATAATGCTAAAATAACATTAGAAGATGGAAATGATTATGCAACTATTATGATAAATGAAGGATTTCAAAAAAAAGAATCATATTAAAAAATGACGTAACAATATCAAGCTTCTAATTTAAAATTTTAGAAGCTTGATATTATAAATTAATTAAATGTATCTTTAGATAATCTATCTTTAATTATATTTATAATATTACTCCAATCTCCATTCCTCAATTCAATAGCTCGATCATCAATATAAAATTCCGCAGCTAATTTATCAGAAGTAATTCGATCAAAATAAATATTATTTTTATTTAACCAATCTTTAACTTTTTGTATTTGATCTTTGTAATCGCCTCCCATTTCTTTCGCATTTAATTTAGAAGCTCTTGTAGTAAATATTACTATTTCAAACCCATTCTTTCTTAACCAACTAATAACAGGTTTTACTTTTTGATAAGGTTCATCATATATCTCACCATCTGCAAATCCTTTAGAGTATTTATGAATCGTCCCATCAAGATCAATCATAACTCTTTTCCCTTCATTAGTAATTAATATATCTTCTTCTTCATCGTTTTCTGGATAATTAGGTTTAAAAGAAGGAAAAGAATCTATAGCAAAATTACCACCCATAGATGATGCTTCTGTAGATTGTATATTTTCTAAATATTTATCAAGATCCATAAACATCCCCGTAATTGTCATTTAATTTACTAAATTTTAAATTTCCACAATCCCAAATTCTGTAATATCCTTGTTGGTGTCTTAAAATATATTCTGGAATATCTTTTGGTTCATCAGGTTGTTTTCGTAATGAAAATCTATGAATTCTCATTTGTCCTTTAACATACCAATAATTAGGTAAAGATTGATTAATTAAATCAAATCCAAGATTATAATATAGTTTACCAACTGACCATCTTAAATCAGCATAAGTAAATATTTTAATCCAAGTATAATTTTTTTCAAAAAATGATAATAATTTACTTGCCATTCCAGGAATATTACAATTAAGTTTGCTAGCAAATCTTGATAATTCCCATGTTAATTTATCTTTTGGATTTCCACCTTTAGAAATATTCCCATGTGCAAATGTCATGACTGATACAAGTTCATTATTATAAAAAGCTCCTAATTTAATTTTAGAAGAATCTTTTCCTTGTATATGATTTTCTTCTAAAAATTTATTTTTTTCTTGTGGACTAATTTCTTTAATTTGACATTTTCTTGCATGTATTTTTCTATCAACATTACCTAATCTATATTTTATCATTGATTTAACAATAGATTTTTTAAATATCCATTCATCTTCAAAAATATGAATTAATTGGATATTTTTTTTAGAACATTCATTTGTTTTATAAATATGATAATTTTTAGGATTTTTATTTATTAATTCAGAATGCCAATATAATCCATTATATTCGATAGCTATATTTTTTGAAGGGATGAAAATATCAACTTCAAGATTATTTTCATTTTCATTTTTAATCAATCCAATAAAAGATGTAAATATATTTTCTTTACCAATTATATTTTTTATATAATTTGATATTTCTTTTTCTTGTGAAGAAATAGAAATATTTCTTGGAAAACATTTAGGACATTTTCCATATCCAAGTTGTATATTATATATTCTATTTATATATTTATAACCACATTTATTACATTGTAAATCAATTAAATCTGTAACTTTATTTAATTGATTAATATCTAAAATTTTAATGTTATATATGTCTTGTTTTTTAAGTATATTTTCTCTAAAAGAATTTATTCGTTTTAATTGTATTTTTTTAATAACATTCGGAGCTGAATATTGATATCCAACATGATATATTCTATATCCTTTTTCTAATGAAATAAATGTAGTTGGTAATTTTGATATTGGGCATTTTCCTTCATTTTTCTTTTTAAAAAATAAATTATAATATTCGAGAATAGAAATATCATGTCCTTTAAAAATATGAGTTGTAATTTTTTTAAAATCTGGAAATATTACTCCACATATTTGACATTGTAATTTATTAGTTTTATCAATAGTTAATTTACGTAATAAAAATAATAATTCTTTTCTTTTATTTTTTAAAGATATTCTTTTATTTACAGTAATTTTATATTTTTTTATACTTAATTCTTTATTAACAAGTCCAGAATTTGTTACTCCATAATTAATAATTAATGTATTTTCTTTTTTTTGTTTAATTTTTTTATCAGCAGAACATGTTCCTTTACCATAATATTTATGATATCCATTTACTATACTTTTAAAATTTGTTTGCTTACCAGTTATTGGGCATATTCCTTCATCTTCTTTTTTAAGATATTTATCATAATACATTTTAATATTACTATTTTTATGAATTTTTGGAATATGTTTAGATAATCCTTGTTTAGATTTAAATCTTTTATCAATATTATTTTCTTTACATATTTCACATATAATAGGTAATTCATAATATCCAGAAGATATCTTTTTTTGTTCTTTTTTCTTTTGTCTATTTTTTTTCCGAATTAATTGTGTTTCTGGATCCTTATTTTTACAATGTTTACATGTAATATTGGGATATCCTTTAACAATACCATAAAATGAAGTTTCTTGACCACAAAATTGACAAATCCCTTCATTCCTTTTTTTTAAATATTTATCATAATAATCTTTAATTATTATTTTACATTTAGATTTTGGATGAGTAAGATGAGATACTAATTGTGTTACAGTTTTAAATTCTCGATTACAAATTTTACATTCAAACATAATAAATTCTCCTTTTATAATATGTTCTTAATAAAAGGAGAATTGGCTAATCATTATTTATTTAATGAAAAAATTTAATGTAATTTGTTCTACAGTTCTCGTAGGGTGAAGTATTATATTAACATGGAAACGCTTACTCTTTTTTTCGTAGTCAGTAGCACTAACTTCAACTGAATAATTATCCAAACCTCGTTTATTTTTAATACTTTCAAGAAATTCTATAATATTTCCTGAAACTTGCCCCCAAGTAATTGGATCATTTTGTTCAAAAATAAAATATCTACAAAAATTTTCAATTGCTTTTTTACAATATAATACAAGACGAACAATATTTAAATCTTGTAATGCACTGGCTTTAGCTTGAGATGTTAGTTGTCCCCAAGGAGTATATCCAGCTGAAAATTTAACAAATGGATTTAATTGTTTTAAATACATTTGATCTCTTTGACCCAATCGTGGATTATATCTTAGTTCTTTAATAGAATCAATTGAGGCTCGATTAAAACCTGCTGCGGCAAACCAAATTTCTGAAACATTATCATTTCTAGGAATTATATATGACATATGATAAATTGGTGAAAACCATACATCTTCTCCTGTAAATGGATCTGCAACTTTATTAAAACTTTCATATAATGCAACATAAAAATTATTAAATACATTAATATTATTTCTTGTATCTAAAGCTGCATTAACAGTACTATTATCTCCATTATCTAAAATACCAACACAATCACGTCTTGTTTGACATAATGTACTTATAGCTGTTTTAACATCACTTGGATAACCTGCATCAAATACTAAAGTAAAATAAATAGATTCTGTATCAAGCATAGAATCTTCAACAACACCAGTTATAGGATTTGTAACAATTCCGCTATAACCTTGTTGTAATAATAATTCAGCTTCAGATGTATCTAAATTACCTTGTGCATTTCTTAATGAACCTTCTGAACCTTTCTTTAAAGGTGTAGGTTCCGAAGATATAAATACTGTAGAAACATCAACATTAGAAGCTTTAACTTGATAAGTTATTGTTGAACCAACATCAAAAGAAGTAATTGCTCCATTCCATCCTTGATTACCACCAGTTAAATTTCTATTTAAAAATACATTTACAATTTCATTATCTTCAAGATCATCAGAATTTCCCAACCAACCCCAAATTTCATTACCTTTGGCGTCTTTAGCTGTAATCATATAATTAGCATTACCAATTTCTGAATCATTCTCCCAATCAGAAAAATCTTGTTTATTATCTCGAATTGTAGCAGATCCAGATGTTAAATCAACTGTTACAGCTCCAATTTCATTATCATAAACTTTAGCAATTAATTCATACCCTGATGTATAACTTCCATCATTTAAAACCATTTCAGCTCTCATAATAGATGAATACAATTTAAGTATATTTACAATAAAAATAGAATCTCCAGCGTTATCAACAGCAAATGGATCGAATGAAATATTAAATGATTCTATAATTATATCATCACCATCAGCTTGTTTTTCATAAATATCTAATACATATATACCATTTAGAGTTGGATTTGAATGTTTTGCTAAACGAACTCCTAATCCATTATAATAGTCTCCTCTTCCAATAGGTCTTAAAAATGCAAGTGGTTTAGTATCTCCAACTTGTATTAAATTAGTTGTAATTTCATCATACGAATTTAAACTTTCTACATAGGTGATTGTAATACTTGCACTCGTATCACTGGCAGCCATTTTTGAATCAATTCGTAAATTTGAATAAGTAGCATCATCAGGTAATAAACGCATCCAATATAAAGATCCTGATTCACCTAAATAATTATATGCAATATATGGACCCTGTCCAAAATTTTTACCAAACTCAGTAATATTAGGCTCACCCCATTCCGAAATAAAATCAGATCTTGATCCTATAAATACAAGTTCATTATCTCTACCTTTATTAGAAAATCCTGTTAAAAATCCAATTGTTGATGGAACAGATTGTACAAAAGTTGATAAATCTATTATTTTTGAAAAAACTCCTGGGCTTACATTCATTATGTATCCTCCATGAATTATTACTTTAATATTTAATTTTATTTTCTATCATTAAATTTTATGAGTAATTTTTATAATTAAATTTGTTTTATATAATGTTAGATACACTTTCTATTTTTCTCTATAAATGCTATAAATATAAATACCAAACAAAAATCAAACGTCTATCATTAGTTTTAATTAATGCTGGAAACGTTACTCTTGAAAACAAAGAAAAATTTCCATTATAGCCACCAATATTGCTTTCTGCTGTAAATAAACCAGCTTCACTTAATTGATAGCCATTTGCATTTGTAGTACCTATAGTAGTTGTAATTTGAATAACAAGTTGACGACTATCATTTAAAACATCATTTTGAAATACAATTCCATTTAAATCAAATTGTTTAACATATGAACCAGTAACTGAATATACATCTCCACCTTTATATACATCTCCAACTGTATGAAAATCCGCATATGCACTAGATGTAGAATTAAATACAGGAATAGGCGAATTCAAAAAATCATTATTATTGATAGGTGGAATTGGATCTAAAGGATCCGCAGGTCTTACACCACCATCCCCTAATCCAAACCAACAAAGAAATTCATCTTTTGATGGATATCCAGAAGTAAAAAATGGATTTGTCAAATTAACTAATCTTTGAGCCAATAATTCTCTACCAAGAAAAACAACCAAATTACTTTTTTGAATTAGTTTCTTTTTATTATTCTTTTTATCACAATCATATATATGAACTTCGCCTTGTGGACCTCTTAATTTTTCTTTTTTTTGTAAAATAGAATCATCAAGACAATTGTCTCCATAAAAATCTTCAGATTCAATTACAAAAGTTTCTATTTTTTTATTTTGTGTATTATCCATATCATATTTCCTTTTTATTATTATGTTCTAAAAAATAACATATCATTTTTATAAAAGAATTCTGTTATCATTTTCTTGTAATAAATAACCTCCATTTTCTTGTAATAAATAATTAGTAACAGATTCAGTTTTAATATCAATTAAATCAAATCCATGTGTACAATCAAATGTACCTTCTGAATCTAAATCTCTAAATCCTCCTGTTTGATAATAATGATAACAAAAATATTGTTGTATATTATATGGAATTATCCAAGATAAACAATAATTTCCTATAGCATCAATAATACCAGAAAATTTAACTGTAAAATATGTTGAATTTTTATCTATTATAATCATTGAATAAATTGAAGAGTCTGTACTATCTGAACACATAGTAACTAATAATGGGTAAGAAACATGATCTATAATTGATGGTAATGTTATAGTTACTTCTGATACTCCTGATGGAATATTAAAAATCCCTTCCGCAGCACCCTCACATACAATCCATTCTACACTATAATTATCTGAAACAATTGCACTCGAAAATTTAATTGAAAACCGATCAAATTGTTTATCAATGATAGACCAAGCATATATAAATGGATTACTATCTATATCATTCTTAATAATAGCTGATACTGTATAATTAGTAGAATCTGGACATGCTTCATTTAAATAAATAGTTTTTATTATATCACCAGTAAATAAATCAGTAACTCCTGAATGATTTGTATATGTAAGGTACCAATCTATATAATAATCATTTGAATCAATAAGACCTGAAAATAATACTTCAAATCCATATGTTTCTTTATTTGTTATAATAAAATTATATATAGATTCCAAACCAGATGCATTTCTTAATGTAGCATTAATTATATAATTTGTATTTACTTGTGGATATTGAAACCTTACAAAAATATTATTAACACCAAATTCCACTTGTTGAGAATAGCTTATATATTCAAAATCAAATATGTCTGATGCAACAAACGCAGAACTATTTATAGGACATCTTAAATGATCTCTATGAACATCATGAGCTTCAATAAATATTTCATCAGATATATCAGTTGCTACACCAATATCAAAATATGAACCACAATCAAAAGTTTCTCTTGAATATACTGATATATTAGTATCTGTTAATTCTGCACATAATATTTCGCTATATAATTTCCACATGGAAGTCCAATTTGAACCACTTCCAGGTTTTGTTGCATCATTATTTGCAGTATGATTTTGAATACAAATATAATGACTTTCAGAAACAGTACCTGATACAACTAAATCATTTATAATATAATCAGCATTAGATACCCACAAACCTTTCCAATTAGGAGAATATTCTATAGAATCTATATTATATGGAATCGTCCAAGATAAATAATAATTTCCTATATTATCTATTTCACCAGAAAATTTAACTGTAAAATCTGTTTGATTTTTTTCCGTTATATATAATGAATATATTGATGAATCAGTTGTATCTGAACATATAGTAACTAATAATGGATATCTATCATTATAAATATCTGGTGGTAAAGGAACTGTTATTTCTGACACACCAGATGGAATATTATAAATACCATCAACGTCTCCTTCACAAACCATCCATTCTAAAGAATAATTATTTGAATCAATTAATCCTGATAATTTAATCGTAAATCTATCAACTTGTTTATCAATAACTGTACAACTATATAAAGAGGGATCTATATCAATTAAATTTTTAACAATTGTCGATATTGTATAATTAGGACTCGAGCATTCTTCGTTTAAATAAATAGTTTTTATTCGATCATTTAAAAATAAACTTTCTATACCTGAATGATTTGAGTTTGTAATATACCAATCTATATTATAATCACCAGAATCTATAACTCCTGAAAAAGTTAATTCAAATCTATTTAATTCTTTTTTTGTTACAACAAAATTATAAATAGAACTATTTATAGATAAATTTCTTAATGTAGCATTTATTATATAATTAGTATCGGTTTGTGGTGAATCAAATGTTATATAATCTTTAATTACATTATTTCTTATATGTTGAGTGTCAGATGTATAAATTGGAATAGAAGAATCTATATTATATGGAATCGTCCAAGATAAATAATAATTTCCTATATTATCTATTTCACCAGAAAATTTAACTGTAAAATCTATTTGATTTTTTTCTACAATATATAATGAATATATTGATGAATCAGTTGTATCTGAACATATAGT